TCAGTAACACAATTTCTGATACAAACCATATTGGTTGTACCATACGTTGCTTTAGGAACGAATGAATCACAGTCTGCCTGAGGTGGTTTCCACGCACCACCAACAAAGGGTCTGAAGAAACAATCAAGATGATTCTGAATACAATCTTGAAGTTCTAAGTTCTTATCGTTGTCGCATTCTACAGTAATTGGAGATGCATTAGTTGTCCCTGGTGGAGAGGTACAAACCTTACCACTATCTTCATCATCTGCAGTAGGAGGAACAAATAATATATCAGGAGTCAAAGGTGCTCCCAGTCCAAGACCAACAATCTGTGATAACAGAGGGTCCCACGGAATGTGAACAGGAGGTGGTAACGGTAACTCAGGATCTGTAGGAAAATTCTTTTGTAGAAGAGTACCACTGTCACCATAACATTGACCTAGAAGTTGTTCTACAACACCCACTAATGTATTAGGAGAAGCACCACCCCCAGGCGCACCAGTACCACCCCCTCCAGACTGGACTGCTTCTTGCTGTTCGCCAGAGTCCTCAGGATCACAATTTCTACTAAACCAATGGTCGTTTTGTATAGTCAACGTCTGTGTTAGGTACTCGTTTTAGGTATTTAGTAGCAGTTTCTTCGGGTGGATTCCAATGTCGAATGACTCCGCTGATAATAAAACAGTTAGTGATAAGATAACTGAGAAATAGAATGGTCCGTACAAGAACAATGTGGTTATCATATCGTTCTGTTTTGTCGTCGGAGAAACTCCCAAGTGAATACTTCCAGACATCCCAAATTTTTTTGATCATACAGTATCTATATGCCATAAAAAAAGACCCCTTTCGGGGTCTTGAATATCATATTAAATTGATAGTATCAACCAATAGAAGGTGCAATCAAAGCAACAGGAGTTGAATCAGCAGCAGCAAGATCTAGTGGGAAGTTGTGAGCGTTACGCTCGTGCATAACTTCCATACCAAGACCTGCTCTGTTAAGAACATCTGCCCAAGTTGGGATCACTTTACCAGATGCATCAACAACCGACTGGTTGAAGTTGAATCCGTTCAAGTTGAATGCCATTGTGCTCACACCCATTGCAGTTGCCCAGATGCAGACCACAGGGAATGCAGCAAGGAAGAAGTGAAGTGAACGTGAGTTGTTGAATGAAGCATATTGGAAGATCAAACGACCAAAGTAACCGTGAGCGGCAACGATGTTGTAAGTCTCTTCTTCTTGACCGAACTTGTAACCGTAGTTCTGAGATTCTTGCTCAGTAGTCTCTCTGATTAGAGATGAAGTGACTAGTGAACCGTGCATTGCACTGAATAAAGAACCACCAAACACACCTGCTACTCCCATCATATGGAAGGGGTGCATAAGAATGTTGTGCTCTGCTTGGAACACGAACATATAGTTAAAAGTACCTGAGATACCAAGAGGCATCGCATCTGAGAATGAACCTTGTCCGAAAGGATACACCAAGAACACAGCGAATGCTGCAGATACTGGTGCTGAATAAGCGACACAGATCCAAGGACGCATACCTAAACGGTATGAAAGTTCCCACTGACGACCACAGTATGCTGTGATTCCGATTAGGAAGTGGAATACAACGAGTTGGAAAGGACCACCGTTATACAACCACTCATCGAGTGATGCTGCTTCCCAGATTGGGTAGAAGTGTAGACCGATTGCGTTTGAAGAAGGGACAACAGCACCAGAAATGATGTTGTTACCATACATAAGAGATCCTGCAACAGGTTCTCTGATGCCATCGATGTCCACAGGTGGAGCAGCGATGAACGCGATTACAAAACAAGTAGCAGCGGCAAGTAAGCAAGGAATCATCAAGACACCGAACCAACCGACATAGATGCGGTTGTCAACGCTTGTGACCCAGTTACATAGTTCGTCCCATCCTGAGAGGAGACCACCACGCTGGCGTGTAATAGTTGGACTTGAAATAGACATTGAAAAAAGGGTTAGGTAATAGTGCAGGGAAACACTGATAGATATTCCTGATGCACCCTCAGCAGCAGGTATGAGAGACGTAATTTATTCTCCCTAGAGGTCTCGGTTTAAGGGGAGCAGTAATAGTTGAGGAATTGTTTACATTCCGTAACATTCAACACTATGTATAATACATTGAATGTTCAAGATTTGTCAACCCCTTGTGCCAGTTCTTTTTGTGCCTTCTCCGCTTTGATATGACGGAGAGTTGCGAAAGCATAGTTGATCTCTTCCTGAGTATAGTTCTCAGGGTGCTTCATCGCATTAGTAATCAGACGTTTGGCGATCTTTTTGTTTGCTAGTAATTTCGGTGTCATAATAGTATTCCAGATAGAGTGATGATAATTCGTGTGTAAACAGTTCCGAATCAATTTGCTCAACTTCCATCAGTCTTTTATATTGCCCACTGCTCATAACCCAATCACAAAAATCATAATGTTTATTGGTAAGTTCTCCTTTCCAATTAACACATCTTTGCAATAGAGTTGCTCTGTACTCCATCATTTCATCGGAGTATCTCCAGTCATTAGTTACCATCGGGAACCATCCTAACGTTACAATAATATGGTACATAAGGTTTCGACATTTCGCAAACCTTTGTATAGAAATTACCCTTTAATTCCGATAAACCCGAGTAGTTTCTCAAAGTGACCCACTCGTCTTTGATTTGAACTTGAAGATTGAACTTTTTCATCAGCGGAGACTTTTGATAGTCGATCCAGGTAATTATATGTATAAGTGCTTCGTGGTCCTTCTACTCCCCAACCTAACCATCTGTATGCTGCACGATGGTATTCAGCGTAGGTACGACCAGGGATTTGCCACGTCAGTAGTGCCTGTTGAAATTGATATTCGTTCGACATATAACGCAACTGTCCCTCGAAAGACGATGGATTCAATCCATACTTAGCACAGAACATTCCAAGTCCTGCATAGCGTGACTCAGATGTCCATTGGATTAGACCATACCCTCCCTTGTGACAGTCTTGCCAGTCAACAAGGTCACCACCTTCACAAACATTAGGAACAAACTTTGATTCCTGTTTGATGTTTGCCATAACAACAGAAAGCGCCAGAGGATCTCTGATCCCTTGACGCTGCTGTAGGTACTGCAGTGCTCTCGATTCATTGAAAGAGCACGTTGCACAGATCCATTCAATCATTTGATAGAACTAGATAAAACTTCGTTTGATCAACTGGTGCGTTCTCGTAAAATGAGATGTCGCCATAAGTTTTGTGGTCTTTGTATCCAACCATACGACCTTTCGTATTTTGGATAGCACCCATCATAGCAATGATGAGAAAGACTGCAGGTGGTCCAATAATGAGAGCACCACCGATAACATAATACGTGAGAAGTTCAATCATTTCGTTTTTTAATAACGATTACATTTTCAGAGTTGACTACATCCAGACCGAACTCCAGATGGTCGTCGGGTTCCCAACACAATTCTTGATAGAGTGCATTGAGTTTTTCCATATCCTCCCATAACTGGTCTGGGTTCGGTGTCATAGTTATACGTTTCGTTGAACGTATTTATTCTATCAGAATAATCCGAAGAACATATGCCCAGTTAACAAATCAGAACAAGCAGCAGCGACCAAACCGATCATTGCTATTCTACCGTTCCAAGTTTCTGCCCAAACCTTTTGTGGTTCGATGGCGATTGCCTTGGCAGAGGTCTGTGTGCTCTGCTCAGGGACTGAGAATTGTGTGTTGGTTCTCATCCTAGAAAATTCCAGGGATGATTTGTCCAGTTGTAACGTAAGCGCCTACTGCTGCTACGAAACCGAGCATTGCTGCCCATCCATTAAATCTTTCTGCTTCAGGTGTCATTGTGAGTCTCCGATAGGGTGTTTAAGAAAATACGAACGGTAGTCCGTTAGTTGCTGTGTAACCTAGTACACAGAGGAATGCGATGTTAGGAAAAATTGATTTGATCATTAGACTAACCAAGGATTCCAAAGAAAAAGAAGTTTCCTGTTGCGATATAGGAAATCAAACCTGTGGTAAAACCAAGCATTGCTAGTCTACCATTCAGTTTTTCAGCAATCTCGTTATGAGTAACTGAAACATCCATAACCTGCATTTCAGGTTCTTTAGCGAAAATGTTTTGTCTTCCGCCTTGTTCGGTGATAGTTGTCATTGATCAAGTATTAAGAACTGTTACAATTATATAGGGATTGTAAACTTTTGTCAACCCCTAAGTCAGAATACCTTGATTACTGTGTCGAAACTGTATCACGTTCGTAGCAAGGGACACCTGCAGGGTCCAACCACTTGGTGTAATCGAAGTCTTCGATAGCAGTCATCATCTGATCCATATTGTCACAGTAGTACATCGTCTGGTAACGTTCTGTGTACTCATTGAACTTAAGGATCCTGCAATCTGGTTTGCCATTGATCTCTAGTTTTCCACAGGTAACATACTTGTAAGGATAGCGTTCGTGGATAAGGTCCATAGAATTTGTTTAACTGTTATCACTATACACATAAAAAGACCCTCTTGTCGAGGGTCGGTGTGCCACTTTAAAAAGTGGGTCCAATGTCTAGAGCAAGATTGTCTACAAAGAGTTCGTAATCCTCGTCTGGATCTCCAAAGAATTGGACACCAACAGACTCGTAATATTTGAACAAACGTTTGAATAGAGATGGGTTCTCGTAATCAAGCGCGATGTCTCCGTTAACAACATCCCTCAAATAATTGAGGTCTCTCTTACTGATAGGCATAATGCTACCTCGTACTACTAGACTATAAATCCCCGAAGGGAACGATCCAGGATGGATTCGAACCATCGACCGACTGCTTAGAAGGCAGTTGCTCTATTCCACTGAGCTACTGGACCTCAAGCATCTACTGTTTTTGTAGTTGAGCAATACGCTCTGCGATAACCTTCGCCCTATTAAATTCTTTCTCTGCTAGATGTTCGTGCATCTTGTCAATCAAAACCTCTATTGTAGATGTGAGAAATTGATTTTTAGAATCGTAATCATCCGTTTTAAAGGAGGACATTGTTCTTGCCTTCGAACTACAGAGCATACTATATATCAGGTTTACTCTGAAGTCAAGGGGTGTGGGAAGTAATCTTTTCTGTAGTACCTACCTAGAATGTTGGAGTTGTAGAAGGCAGGTTTTTTTGATCCGTCACACTCTGTGAGGACACCGTTGATGAAGAGTTGTTTTGTCTCTTCATAATTTGTTTTACCTCCCGTAAGGTGTAGGGAGAGTATCTCTCGTTTGAATGCTCCACGTCCGAGGAGTTTAATATCTTGAGTAAGTTCAGGACAACTGCCGTAGTATTTTTTCCAGTCGCTTTCAGTTGTAACTCTCCTAGTCTTACCTCTAGGTTTTCTTTTTGACCAGAAATACTTCCGTCCGATATATTGCTTGCCACTTTGAAGGTTTGTAATCCGATAGACAAAACCGAAATAAGGGTCAATGTTCTCAGATAGAAAAGGGGTTCCTTCAAATATCCAGGGGTTCTCATAGTCAATCGCAGATCCCGTCTTCGTCGTTGATGTCACGATAGGTTGTTTGTCTGTCATTATCCGAACTACTTATACGGTATGCATATGTATCGGAATAGACTTCGGACTTGAGTTCTGCTAGTGCTATCTCAATGTCGTGGATGAGTGTCTTTAGATTTTTCTTTTGCATTAGGTAGGTCCTGCATTGGTAATCCCCCAGTAACAAAACAAGGAGATGGATGAGAATAACATAAGTGCCTTGAGGTAAATCATTTGTTCACTTCTTCGGGGGCACCTATCATATCAAACTTTGAAATTCCGTGGTCCATTTTGAGGATACGCTCAATATGTCCCTTCACTTCCCAAGGAAATTTGGTCTCCGCTTCCACGAAGACCTCGCCAACATCAGGGATGTTTACTTTTTGTTTCCAGAGTTTCATTCGTCAATATGTAATTGGTTCTGTAGTTCTGCCCAGTCTTTCTCAAATCTCTCTAGACCATTGTCTGTCAAGATATGGTTGTACATTTTATTGAACACTTGATATGGCATAGTCACAATGTCTGCTCCTGCATCAAAACAACGTGCGACTTGGTGCACTTCGCGTACAGATGCAGCAAGGATCTCTGTATCTACATCGTGCATACGATAGACTCTAGAGATTGCTTGAACTAGTGATATACCTGAGAAAGAATTGTCATTCAGTCTACCAACAAAAGGAGACATCATAGATGCTCCTGCTTTTGCAGCGAGGATTGCTTGTGAGACTGAGAAAATTAAGGTTACGTTTGTACTGATACCATCGGATGAGAGATCACTACAGGCAATCAGTCCCTCCCTTGTACAGGGAAGTTTAACTGTGACGTTGGGGGCAATACTATAGTATTCATTTGCTGCTTCAATCATTTCTTCTGCTGTATCGCCCATAACTTCTGCAGAGATTGAAGCATCCCAAGAAAAAAGATCACTGATTTCTTGGATCACGTCTCTAGGTTTCCTACCTGCCTTCAACATAAGAGAAGGGTTAGTAGTTACACCATCAATGAGACAAGTTTCCATTGCGTGATGGATAAGTTCGGGGTCCGAACAATCTAGGAAGATTTTCATTCGGGTAGTACCTTATTATATTAATATTATATATCCTAGCAGAAAAAAACACCCTTGAAAAGGGTGTGCGTTTCACGAAGTTATTTGACCGAAGTGTTTTGATTGAATGACAAGTTTATTTTACACCATTTGGCATAGTACACTCCCCGATAGCAAAGAAAGGCGAAGACCTTTTCGGGATTGTGTTTATTCTCGTCATACTCTGGCAACCCATAATCTATTGAGATCTTGAGTCGCACGGTCCTAACCCCACTGGTGCAAGAATTTTACTTCTGCATAGATTAAGGTTAGGAACGTGGCAGATCCCAATGTTATGAGTCCCACCACCATTAGCGGTGATGATAGATCCATCTTAACTCTTTGATGCGAACTTGCGTTCAACTTTGACGCCTCTGTACATCAAATCGTGGTTGCGGTTTGATGATGCTTCGGCAAGTACCTTTGCTTTGTACTCTTTGGCGTTATACTTAACGCCTCTATACGTGATAAGTTCCATTTGGTTACTCCTAAAGTAGTTGGATTTTTAGGTCCGTTCCTTTAGTCGTTTGCGTCCCACGGACACTCAGGAGTTGATTCCTGAATGGTTTGAACGATCTCAACCTTTACCTGTCTAGATAACTGTTCGTGCTTAGCAACTCTACCTATCAGTACAGCAGCATCGACACAATGGAGATCTGAATACGCTAAAATCATTAGATGCATTAACATAATAATGGTCCAAACATAGGGATGAACGCTCCGTTCCGCGACTTACTTGCGTCTCTTGCGAGATGAACGTATGGATATGATAACATATCCTGTATTATTTAGCAATCTTTTTCTTTTTGTTACGCTTCCTGTTGGTACGGTACTGCGTCTGCGTGCCTATGCCCTTATCTCGTTTAAGATCCCGCTTAAGTTGCCCGAGGAACTTGAGATGTAATTTAAATTGATTATGCATCGATAGTCATTGTATTGCGGATTACTGCTCGCGTGAAAATTATGACCGTCAAAGATAACAAACCTCCCTTGACGTGGTTCGATCTTAGTTTTCATCGTCAGTTTTTTACGTGATCCATCATACGTTTCATTGAAGAAGAACGTAGGACCATCCGAGTCATTCACATAATACAACAACGTCATATGTGGAAAATCATAATCCACGTGTGGTGTATGGTATAAATGCTTTGACTCTTTCCTAGTTAATAGATTGATTTTGATACGTCTGAACTTTTCAAAGTCTCCAAGTTCATCGGAAAAGTTTTCAGATATATGTTTCCACAAAGGTTCGACAACAATATCCCAAGCGTGTTGGGAAGAGATCTCTCCTTGATTGTTTACTACTGTGTGTTGAAACTGAGGATCCTCCCCCGACATTTCATCGGGGATAGAATCATTGAACTTAGGATCATACCCAGTTGTTTCAGTAATCATATACCAAGGCCAATAAGGACTATTCAATAGTCTTGCCTTGATGGGTTCCGACACAGAGGTCGGGACTTCACCAATAAACATAATTAAAGTTTGAATCCAGAGAATGTATCTTTTTTGATGTCTTGTTTAATTGCTCCTACAACATAGGATTCAATCTCAGTTTCCTGTGGTGCATTCTGTTGACCTTTAGAGTTCAACCAATGATTTGTCCAAGGAAGTGGATTGTTTCTAGCAGGAATATCGTAGATAGGATCGATACCGATTGCCTTCATCCTACGATTAGCAGTCCACTCAACATATTGTCCGAGAAGTTTAGCATTGAGTCCGATCATAGAACCATCTTTGAACAGATACTCTGCCCAATCTTTCTCCTCTTCTACACAACGTTGGAACATTTCCAAGACGTTCTGCTTTTCTTCTTTGATGATGTCGATCATATCAGGATCGTCACCTTCCTTCCACTTGTTCAAAATATTCTGAGTAAGTACAAGGTGCTGTGACTCATCGCGTGCGATAAGTGAAATGATCTTAGCAGATCCTTCCATCTTTTTAAGTTCACCGAATCCAAAAGAGCAAGCGAATGAAACATAGAAGCGAATACCCTCAAGGATATTCACATTCATAACTGCTCTATAGAGTCTACGCTTGAGTTCTTTCTTCTCCCAGAATGCAGAAGGAGAATCTTTCCAATCTGACTTCCACCAGTTGCCTTGTCCCCATTCCTGTGCGTAGTTGATGAACTCATCATATGCTTCAGTCACAGACTTAGCACGTGCGACGATCTTCTCGTCATCAAGAATAGTATCAAAGATCTCTTCAGGGTTTGCATAAACATTTTTGATGATGTATGTGTAAGAGCGACTATGGATCATCTCCATAAACTCCCACGCAATCATCGCAGACTCAAGTTCAGGTAGTGAGCAATATGGAATGAATGCCATTCCAGGACCACGACCTTGTACAGAGTCCAAGAGGATCTGGTACCTTAGATTGCTAGTAAAGATGTGCTTCTGTGCATCAGATAAGTCTTGAAAGTCAGAGCGATCCTTCTGGAGAGATACCTCTTCGGGTCTCCAAAAGAATCCTAATTGTGAATTGGTTAGTCTATCAAACACAGGATACTTAAACGCATCATATCTCTGGACACCAAGAGGTTGTCCGAAGAACATTGGTTGCTTTTTTGTATCGTGTTTCGTTTTATTAAATACTGTAATTTTGTCGATGCCTTTCTTGGGTCGTTGATCTCCTTCGGAGATTTTAAACTTTGCAACTGTCACAGTCTTCCTCTGCCTCCAATAGTTCGTTTACTAGTTGATCTACGTTGTTTGTGATTTGCACTGTTGGTTCTTCCTCACCATCTTTCTTATTGTCATAAGTGTTCTGGTAGTAGGATGTTTTCCAACCGTATTTGTATGTGTTCAATAGGTCCATTGCCATAACGGAAGAGGGTACTTCGTTATCGGGATAATTTCCTGGATTATAACTCCAGTTGCCACTGATTGCTTGGTCAAAAAACTTTTGCATCACAGCGACTATTTTAATATAACCTTCATTGGAAGGCATTTCCCATAGTAGAGTGTACTTATTTTTTAAGTACGGGAAACCTGGAACAATCTGCTTAAGAGGTCCTTTCTTTGATTTTTTAATGGACAGGTAGTCTCTAGGTGGTTCGATTCCATTGGTTGCGTTTGACACAACGGAACTACTCTCCGAAGGCATTTGTGCGGACAGAGTGCTGTGCCTGAGTCCGAACTGTTTGATAGATTCCCTAAGACTATCCCAATCATATGCAAGTTCTACGTTAGAAATTTCATCTACCTCGCTCTTATATGTATCGATGGGAAGAATTCCATCGGCATACTTTGTATGTTGGAAACCTTCACACGCACCCTTCTCCATAGCGATAGCATTGGATGCCTTAAGTAGATTGAATTGGAAGGACTCAGTTAGTCTATGAACTAGATCCCAAGCACCTTGATCAGCATAATTAAAACCATTCTTAGCAAGGTAATGTGCTAGTCCAATGTAACCAACACCAAGTGATCTACGTGCAAGAGTAGAACGTTCTGCTGCCTTAACAGGATAATTTTGATATTCAATTAGTTCTTCAAGACCACGTACTGCAAGGTCACATAGTTCCTCCATCTCATTGAGGTTACGAAGTTTACCCACGTTGATAGCAGAGAGGATGCACAATGCAATCTCACCACCGTCATCATCAATGTGAGAGATAGGATCTGTAGGAAGAGTGATCTCCTGACAGAGGTTAGACATACTAACCTTATCTTTGAATGAAGAGTGACTATTGCAGTGGTCAATATTCATAATGTAAATACGACCAGTCTCTGCTCTCTCTTTCAATAGTGAGAGAACAATTTGCGATGCATCAATGGTGCGTCTAGTAATCGTTTCGTCCTGCTCGTACTTCTCATAGAGAGCATCGAAATCATCAGTCCCAAAAGCATCATATAGACCAGGGACATCGTGAGGACTGAATAAAGAGATCGTCGCATTCTGAATGAATCTTTCATAGAACAGTTTACTGATCTGAATAGAGTAGTCAAGTTTCCTGACTCTGTTATCTTCAGTTCCTTTGTTGTTCTTGAGAACAAGAATATCTTCTATTTCTTGGTGCCAGATAGGAAAATGAACTGTAGCAGAACCACCTCTGATACCGTTTTGCGTGCAGCAACGTACAGTTGATTCAAACTTTTTGAGGAAGGGGATAACACCTGTGTGCTGTACCTCTCCACCTCTGATTTTAGCGTTGATGCCACGGATTCTGCCTGCGTTGATACCGATACCAGCACGTTGTGCGACGTATTTACCAATAGCCATATCACTGCTAAAGATACCATCGAGGGTGTCATCAACATCAACGAGAACACAAGATGCAAATTGACGAAGTGTTGTCCGAACTCCTGCGAGCACTGGCGTTGGGAGGTTGATTTTCCCTTTGGAGGTTGCTGTGTAGTATCGTTGTACATATTCAAGTCTAGAATTTTTTGGATAGTCTTGAAAGAGTGTTGCCGCAACCATAATGTACATATACTGAGGTGTCTCATAAAGAATCCCAGTGCTTCTATCCTGTACTAGATACTTATCTACAATTTGTCTCAACCCTGCAAAGGTAAAACCCATACAACGTTCGTGGTCAATATAACTATTCAGACAATCCCACTCTATAGGACTATATTTATTTAGGATGCTGCCATCATATACTCCTGCGTCTACACAACGCTGTACGTGGTCTTGGAGATGTGGATAACCAACCTCGTCTGCCCACTCTGGAAAGACCTGCTTGCGTACGTTAAACAGAAGGAGACGTGCTGCTACATACTGATAATTTGGAGCGTCTAAATCGATTAGATCACTCGCTGAGCGAATAAGAATATCTTGGATTTCGGATGTCTTGATGCCATCAAAGAACTGTAGATTGGCATTCATCTCAACTTGTGATTCACTTACACCAGTGAGACCATCACACGCTAACTCAACCATCTTGTGTACCTTGTCAAGGTTGAGAGGGACGGCGATACCGTCTCTTTTAATTACGTTCATACTTTCTTCCATTGAGATAATTTTAATTTTGCTTGTAATCCTTGATAGGTATTTGATTCTACCAGGGTTTGTACGTTGTGTCCAGCAAGAACCATATCATTAAGGTCCTTTTGTTGGATACCTGACGGGAAGATTACTACTTTGTAACCTCTGTCGATGGTCCCTGAGATCCTGTCGGTGATTTGTTTGTTACGTGGTTCGTTATCAAAAACATAAACACAATCGCTCCAACCAAGCGACCTAGGATCAAGATCGGACCCACACATAGCAGCACCGTTTTCCAAGAAGAGGGAATCAAACGGTCCTTCCACGAGGTAGACTGGTTTGTTTGGATCAAGTCTGTCTTGTCCAAAGACCTTTGGTTTGTTTTCATTATAAAGAATGGTTATATAACGGAGTCTGGAATTGGGCATTAGGGATCTACCCTGTACACCAAACCATTGTCCGTCTTTATCGATTAACGGAATGATGATACGGGGTCTATCATTCTGGAGATTGTCAAATGTATGCTTCTGCGAGTTGATGTACTCTTTGAACTTATCTGCATAGTAGATGAGGTCGAGTTTCGACCCTGTAATGCCTCTTTGTTCAAGGTACTTTCTTGCGGGATGTTCATTATTTAGACTAGAAATATTTGGAAGGTTAGTCCCTGTTTTAAATACTGGTTTTGCTTTGAAGACATCTGGATTTGGATTGGCAACCCGTGTTCTTCTACCTGTCAATCCATCCTTGTATCGTTCTAAAATATAGGATTCGTATATGTCTCTCGCTTGTTCTTTTAAGAAGTTGCCAAGAGTTCTTCCTACCCCACAGTTATGACACTTAAAGATAATGTCATTCTGTTTGGTAAAGAAATACCCTCTCGCTTTAGATGCCTGCTTCTGGGAGTCTCCACAGTAGGGGCATCTGAAATTATAGAGGGTTGATTTTTTCTCTTTGAACTTATCAAGTCTTGACCCGACAATGCGAGCGTACTTGATGTCAATGAAACTCATTCCAACTTAAAATTATTGATCGACGCTTCTAATGATACTTGATTGATCGGTTTGTGTCAACACAGGTTTTATAAATGCCTGCCCTATAGGACTGACAAGGAAACTTATGATACTAAGAGCACCAAATATAGACCACATCTTCTTCTCCATAAGTCTAAGTCTATCATCTACCTTTCTTATATCTCTTTCGCATCCTTTCTTTATAGCATCTGTCTCTCTATTGAAATCAGTAGATAGTCTATCTAACTTCTCAAATAATACTTCGTCTACTTTATCTTGCTTGCTGAGTTTTTCATTATGCACAGCAAGAAGTTGACCCATTCGTACAGAATTTTCCTGTAACGAATCGACCACCCGTTCTAGGCGTTCAATTATAGCGCTATTAATGTCTGACATTTACATTGATGCTTGTCGTTTTTCCCAATAATAATGCAGGACTTGAGCAGGAAGCATACGTGTAATTTTTACACCCTTCAACTTCTCAGGTCTATAGATTTTACGAAGTCTAATCTTAACATCAGCAGGTGACTTGCCCTGGAATATAAACTCAACGTCCTCCATCTGTACTAGGAAAGATAAGTATCTTGCCTCAGTGGACTCACAAATCTTATTTATACCATCTGGAGATTTCTTACACTTTGCTTTCTTCTTTGTCAGACCACCGTGTCCTTTCATCTTCTTCATAGTACCACCCAACGGTTGATCCATACCTGCGGTAGGTCCATTCTCATCAGCATCAGAGGAGAATCCTGCTCCATCTGCTCCTGATCCTGTACCATTTGTAGGTGCATCTTCGTGCACGAACTTCATACCCTTGGTTGCTTTGTCCTTAAGTGCTTGACGCTTCTTAGGATCCATATTCTTTTCGTAGTCTGCTAGTTTCGCAGCATACTTTTTGTTATCCATTTTCTTGATAACCTTTCTCTCGTCCTTGTTAGGTCCTGTGTATGCAATCTCGTGCAGGATTGCATCCATCTCTTCCTTTGTGACGTACCTATTCTTTTTATATTCATCACTAGGTGCACCATCAACAGTTGGTTTATATCTATCAGGAGAACCATACTTGTTTCCCTTCTTTACATTCCTTCTTGCTTTGTGCTCATCAGTCCTTCTTGTTATAGCAGCGCTTCTTTCTGCAGGAGGTTTAGCATTGCCACCATATCCAAATGCTCTCTTGTTTCTAATAGATGCTTTGCCATAAGTTGAAGCACCTGTCTCATACTTTGCTTCAACAACAGATCGAATTTCTTCTTTAACTGAACGATAAGATTTCTTATTCGCTTTTTTCAATCTCTCATCTGCTGCTTTCTTTTGCTCTGGTGTTTGCATATGACTAAGATCAGCAGTTCCTTTGTATCCTTCTTCAACTTCCTTAGTTTTCTTCTTCTTGGTATCTTTCTTATTGATACTACCCACTCTAGTATTACTATGAGATGATCCACCTGGGGTTCCAGAGAACATCAGAGTACCACCAACACCATAACCTTCCCCAACCTTCTGAGGTAAATTCTTTTCTTTTGTTTTAGCAAACTTATTAACTGCCTTCGCTCCCATATCTTTTGCAGCACGCTCTAACTCAGGCGATGGATTATCCATCTCTCCCTTTTGGGTGGCACGTACCATCCCCATAAATTTGCGTTGTGCTACAGACTTGGCAGGCATCAGAGGTCACTCAATTGTTTACTTACGGATGGATCAACTTCCACATAATCTAGCGTCCCACATCCAGTTTCGGGGTATCTATTTAAGTACACCAAATATGTTTTAAGGATGTCCCAATATTGTTTGTCAACCTTATAGACTAACAAAGGTATTGCGGCATCACCAAACACATTGAATAATACGATCAAATGATTCAGTATTAAATGGTTACGAAGAACCCCAGTCTTAATATATCTCCCGAAGAGACGCTTCAAGTATTTGAAGCGCATCATATCTTCTAGGAAATCATCGTATGTTACTGACTGGGGATTATCGTAGTGTTTCATAGCGAACATCATAAAGTTGTCCGCTGTGAGAGTATTCAAATTCATTACAAAGAGGGTTTATTATTATGAACTGAAGGTCAATGTACCTGCGCCATTAGAAATAACTTCCTCTGTACCACCTGCTGAGGTGATTTTAACGCGATAGTTGTAACCGTCAAGTGTATCACCAGCAAGTCCACTGTAAGCAAGAGTTGCTGTAGTGAAGTCAGCGTATGTAATACCTGTGTCAAGAGATGCAGTGATCTTAGTCCATCTAGTAGATCCAGTTTTCTGTCTCTGCCAGGTGTAGACCAATGCTCCTGGGGTACCAGTTGTGCTTGTAGTAACTGCGAATGTTCCTGCACCTGAAGATGAGGAAGAGTTAGCGGGTTGACCTGTGATAGTCACAGCAGAAGCAACGTCTGCTACCACTGTATCATCAGCGTCGTCACCAGCAGCGGCAGCAGTCGCGTGAACGAATGCAAGACACTCTGCCTTGTGACGTGTGTCACCTGCTGCAGTTGTGTATGTGTTATACAACCACCAACCAGGACCTGAGATACCACGAGACTTGTTCTCTGCTAGTACCATCTCTGTAGTGTCAACAAACACTAGGTCATATGCCACGGTGTCTCCACCTTTGATGACATACTCGGCGACTGCTTTAGGAGGTGTTCTCCTTACAGCACCTGCCAAACCTGAGTTTGTGCTACCTGCATATACTTTATGCAATTCAACTGCAGTTGTGCTTGTAACCTGTTTAACGATGTAAGCAACACTTGCCAATTCCAGAACATCGCCGACAACAACGGTGTCGGCGGCATTCTTAGTAACTGTTGCGTCACCGTTTGTGACCGCGACATTATTGGAAAACGTTGCTGCGTCGATTTTTCCGAAAACGGACATCTTAATTTACTCCGAATGTTTCCTATATTTTATTTATACAAACACGAAAGGGACCCGTAGGTCCCTAGTGTCTGAGAGACTAACCCTCTGTAGGGAATAGCGCTTTCTCAAGTGCCTCAACTAGTTGATCATCAACTTTATTGTCGGTTCTTGATACTGCTTTCTTTGCTAATGAGATGATCAATTTCTTAATCAAGTCATCAATATTATCTGGAATTTTATCAACTGCTGCGTCGATAATTTTAATTGCGAAAGGTAGAAGGAATTTTGTCATAATTAATAGAGAGAAACCTACTCTATATATGTGCCATCAGGACCCTAGTCCGCGACCCTTGTCATAGTTATCTTTTCCACCATAACGTGCCACAGTATTAGTATAATCTTTAGTGGTTTTGAACCCACGTTTCTTAGCATCAGAGGCAGTCTCTTTCTTTTTGTCTGCCATTGCTTTGTACTTACCAGTACCAGCATCAGACTTAACACCTTTTGCTTGCTTCTGCTGACCTGTAGGTTTACCGTGCATCTTACGGATCATCTGCTTGACGTTAGATACAGCAGACTTACCCGACCCACCTTTTTGAGTGGGGGTTCCTGCAGCAGGAGTATTGAGACCAGTACGACCAGGGACACGTCCAGTGGACTTGCCAGTTTCTTTCTCGTAACGATTCAATTCACTGATGAAATCTTTAAAGCGTTGCATTAGTGTTTATGCGATTCAACAATAACCAAATCTAGGTCAGTGACAGGAACGTTACTATACATTTGCTCTGCCTCATCTACGATGTCGTAGTGGGTAACAGCGTGAGTATGTCCATACTCGTCAGGTTCTGCCATCTCTGCCAAGGTATGTGCCTCAGGAATTGTATAGCATAGACCATATTCAGCGTGCTCAACATACTTAGCACAGATATGGGTTTTCTTTCCCATTGCTTTACTAACAGTCTTCCTACGATTCAACAGATACTTATCTGATTTATCGTGGTCACCATCGTTGTCAATATCCTTGTCTTCTTTTCCGACAGGATCGAGTTTCTTTTTAGATGCTTCTTTCAGGTCAGCGAGTTCTGCCTGAAGAAGGGCGCGGATTGACTCTTTCATCAGTAATTCCTTCTGGGGGTTGATAATAATTTTTGATTTTTTACCCATTGCTACTTTCCGAAGTTAGGGAAGTTCTTCTTGAATAATTCAGATGCTTCCTTGTGCTTACCTTTGTTGGTAAGATCCTTAGTTTGTTTAAGGACTGCTCTCTTCTTGAGTTGTTCGGGTGTTGGTTCTTCCATAATCTGTTTGTTGTAAGCAAGTCTGTCTCTCCAAGACGCAGCATCAGGAATACGTGCCTGTGCGTTGTCGTGATCGACAGTTTCTTGTTGCATTTGCATAAGGCGACGTACCTTATCTGTTCTTGATTCGTCCATAGTAGACTCTTCTCCTAGTTTTCTTGCGAGTTTATCAGACCCTTTAGAGATTGCTCTTGAGGTTTTACCAATAACTTTTTTACCAAGATTACCTGCCGCTTTACCAGTTGCTTTAGCAGCGCCTACGCCAGCGCCGACTGCTTTCTTAAGACCTCTGCCGACTGCACCTGCAGCACGACTGAGAAGAGATCTCTTTTTGGTACCAGTCTCTGCTGAACCACCTGTTGAGGTAGGTGCAGATCCTGAAGAGGATGGAGAAGATGATCCACCTGAGGATCCAGATG